CGGGGGTATATTCCCCCGTCAATTTATTGGTAAGTGTACCATTAGTTATCACTAACTGTTGCACCTTAAATAATCTCGCTTATTATATATTACTTTATGCTATGTTGATATTGTTTATTTTACCAATATCTCATACTGTAATTAATTGTTTAATATATGTAACTGTTTTTATGTGAATGCTTAGCTGATAAATGATTTTATGCTAACCTCTATTCACTTGCTACAAACTGATTTTTACTTCGGCGCGCACCGATACCTGCGCTATTGGTCTGCGAAGACCATTATAAATATCTAACCCCTTTGCTTGTAATAATAGCAGTTCTTGACCTGAATTGGGTCAGATCCTTGAGACCTAGTCTCTTAATGAGGTCCCCTTTTTATGTGTCGAGAATGACAACTCAGTCTTTAAAAATTATGAGAGTCAACTCACCAAATCCCATTTTTCTATTGCGTTTTATCTGCTGGTACTGTCCTCCAGCTTTTATTAACTAGAGAAAATCTACGACGATTCGCAATTAGTCAGAGAAGACGAACAAACTCCAACTACGTGGTAATACCCGTACCTTTTAACTCTCCCAGTGGCTTGTAAGCCCCGAGCATGAGTGAAAATTTACTTGTCAAGATCCCCGTGCGTTGATTTTATGTCCCACAACGGTTCGCGTACCCCAAGAACACGCGGCGCCTTGATCATATTTGTCAAACACCGGAAAATTACATGAGTAAAAGTAACTCCGTTAATGTACATCATATGTATTACTGTGGCTATGGATTGGTAGGCCCCAACGTAGGAAGTATAGACCCATTTCACTTTGGAAGTGATCTGGGAATCTAACTTCATGTCCACCTGTATAACACAAAATGGAATCTTTTAATTTTGGCCTAGACATGCGACAACTGTCTACCGTCGTGAACAATGTTCCCGACCTTGCAACTATGTATGCAACCCTAACAAGAGCAGGAATTAAAGAAGAGAATATCTCTCAAGCTATCTCTATCTTCACCTTCTTTTTTAGGTTAAATCGAATTACTGATTGGAAGGATTTGGGCGTTATTGCCCTCGATTTCATGAATAATTACGGTTTAAATAAGACGCTACAAACTACAATTTTTGTACAAAAATTTTTGCAGCGCACTCTGTCCGCTTTTGTGGCTTCATTGCCTATTAGCACTCAGAGTAACGTTAAAGAATTTCATCGTAAATTTAAAACTTACATGAATTCTTCCGTAGCAACCTCTCTTAGAGATTTGCTAACCACAATTATGTTATTTTGTGGATCCTTCATGTATGATGTCACACATGAGGATGGTAGTAAGACATTTTTTAGAGATTCAAATGTCTTTAAACTTATTACCAAATTTTCTGGTCCTATTCGCATTAGAAAAATTTCTTATGTTGAATTAGTCGATGCTGTCTTAGAAACTACCTATAGTATTTCTAACTTCATTACCAAATTTTGGTATGAAAATAAGACACTCGATGAAGTTTTTGCTCTTGATATGAAGATCAAAAATTGGATCACAAAATCTAAGGACCTAGAAGTCGAGCAAAACAACACTTATATTGCCCTTCCAGTTGAAGGCAAAATTAGTGCTCGTACTTATTATGGTAACTTAGTCGATGAGATTGCAGAAGCTAATAGCTTAATCTCTCTCCTACCAGAAGGAGATTCTCGTCGCCCAGAATTACGTCTTAGAAGAAACGTATTACAGTCAATTGTGTACGGCCTTAACGGCACACTTGATTCTGCCCTTCGACGTATGCCTATGGCTATCCAGGTTTCTGGACCACCCGGAACTGGAAAGTCGGTGTTTTTACTGCATACAGCAGAATTACACGAAAAAGTTATGGGTAGGGACTTTGATCCCTCCTGTATCTACGCTCGCCAAGCAACTGAAGAATATTGGTCTGGTTATGAACCCAAATCCCAACCAATTATTCATTATTCAGAAGTAGGTTCCAAACATAAGAATATTGTTAAGAACCAAGGCGATCAAGTTGTAGACGAATTACTTTCCGTTTGCGACTCTTTACCGTATTCTTGTAATATGGCTGATCTTGAATCAAAAGGAAAAGTTTTTGCTTCTCCTGAATTGATCTTGATTGATACTAACGTTTCAGATATGAATCTATCCGAGTTGAAGAATAACCCGGCCGCTATTAAGCGAAGATTTATATATGTGGTTCCGTCTGTTAAGAAAGAATACAGACAAGCCGGTGCATGTCAGTTAGATACTGATAAGGTGAAAATGAATCCACCTAAGCACAAACGTGACATCTGGAAAATTGATGTATTTCGAGAAATTCCAGAGTCAAATACAATGTCTACTAGAAAATATTTAGCTAAAGATATTGATATCTTTGAGTACACTAGTCTTATGACCAAGCTAATCAAAGATCACGTTAAGAAACAAGCTTCAGCTGATAAAGCTATCGCTGAAGATATCTCAACCTATATGGATGAGGACTTCGAACAGAAAAGCTTAGCAGCTGAATCTGTCCCTGAAGATGATGAATCTGACGTGTCGTTCGATTCCGAGTTCGAAGCTCAATGGAATGAAAATGTGACTCAAAGTCACGTCGAACAAGTCTTTCCACTTGTTAGAGAAACTTCTCTATCAATTTTTAGACAACCCTGGGAAATAATTCTCAGGTGGCTATTAGCAGTATTACAATATGTAATAGCACAATTTATGTATTATGTGTTTATCTGCACTAGCCCATGGATGATTTCGTATTTTGTATGTTTCTGTAGTATTCCACTTGTTACTTACAATATGGAACATTGCTATTGGATAATTACGTTCTTGAAGAATTCCCCATTTTGGAATACTGTAGATTATATACTTTATTCATTAGCATTGTATTGCATTGAAATTCCTATTGTCAAATGCGCTATTCCAACTTCAAAGTTTGGCGTATTGAAAAGGTATTTAACATACAGATTTCACCGAGCAGAGTCTATTGGTTTCAGAACACCATTGCTCTCTCGGATGTCGTTCACGATTGCTGAATTTGCCACCATGATTGGCATAGTTTATGCAGCTTATAAAACGACTAAATATTTCACTTCAGTATTATCTCCTGACGAGGTAAATCTTGAAGGAGATGTGGTGATGTCCTCCGGTGACTTTTCCGATGAGGAAACAACTAAGGAATATCTTGCAAAAATGCAAAAGAAACTTAATTGTCAGCGCCCGAGAAAGGTACCCCGTCCCGAGAATGCAGTGGACTGGGATAAAGAATATGTACCTATAGAAGTCATAGGCAAATCAGGAGTAAGATCTACTGATAAGCCAATAGAAGTGCAAAATCGCATTTATAAAAATGTTAGATTTCTCCGTATTCACGGAATGCACACCACTGAAAACCATGCTTTAGGAGTATGTAGTTCATTTTGTATTGTGAACAAACATGCCCTTGGCAAACCAGGTGATAATGGAACTTGGACCGTTGAGTCCATGATGCATCCAGATAGTGTTCAAACACGTCGATGTACCATTAAACCAACTGATTTCGAAGAATTTTCTGGTGATTTAATTATGTTAAATTTCACTGGAGAACTATTTACTGACTTGTCTAATTATTTGACAACTCAACGAGCGAAATCTATGATTGGCCTTAAGGCTGTTTTGGAAAAAGTGCCAGTTAAGGCATTCTTCCATGGTGACATTGTGGCTAATAACGAAGTAATTGGCCAAATTACACAATCCAACACCTATAGATATATCTATAAAAATCATAGAACTGGACTGTGTGGTCACCCTCTAATCGTAACGGCAGCTAATAAAACATTTATTCAAGCTGTCCATTGTGCTAACCAAAAAGGCACAAGTAATTGCTTTGCTGAGTCTTTCACCAAGGATGAAGTCCTAGATGCAATTAAACGATTAGTAAAGAGATCTGGGATGATGCCAATCGTCTCACAGGGAGTACTTAGAGTTCCTACCGTTAATGGAGGAATTACTAAAACCGTTGATAAACGAAACCCTGCTAGGTTTGAAGACGTTCCATCGTTAAGGATCATGGGAGAATTAGATAATTTTGCCATGATACGACCTAGACCCTCAAATTTAAAAGAATCAAAACTCATTGACGAAGTAGAACCAATTGTCGGATCTGGACCAAATAGGCCAGACGGACAGAGGAAATTCGTTCCACCACCTATGAAGGCACGATATGTGACCAATGCCGATGGTGAAAAGGAGTACAAAGCTCCTTATAATGAGTTTATGAAGAAGGTATCAGTCCATAAGAAGTCATTGGACTCTGATATCATGTTAGTAGTGGTTGATACGTTAGTTAAACGTATTACCACCAAGCTGAGAGCAGCTGGTGTCACAAAACTTCAACCATTGAAGTTAGAGACTGCCATGAATGGCGACCCCGATAATTTCTATATGAGATCTATGAAACAATCCACTTCTGGAGGTTTCGTTTGGCCGGGGCCAAAATCTAAACACTGTGAATCAGTAGATTTAGATTATAATGCAAACTCTTTTATGCCAGATCACGAAGTGACTGAGCAAATTGCAGAAATTTTTGCATGTTACGAGCGTGAAGAAATGGCTCATCCTATTTTAGGATGTCAGCTTAAAGATGAACCTCGTAAAAATGGTAAGATGACTCGTGTTTTCACGATGTCACCTGTTTGTAACACCATTGTACATCGAATGATGCTAATGCCGTTTTATTCATTAATGGTTGAACATTCCGACGATGTATTTTCCACTTCCATTGGAATCAACATGCATTCTTATGATGTTGATAAATTTTGTAAAGGATTCACAGAATTCTCTGATAAATTTATGGAAGGAGATTATGGAGGCTATGATACTTCAATGCCCCCAGACGTTACAATAATGACTAATACTATTGTATATCGAGTTTTGAAAGAACTCGGATACAATAAAGAACAATTGAGAATTGTTCGTGGGATATTAAGTGATAATCTTCACCCCACATTAGTTTTAAATGGTCTTTTATTTTCCGTCGCTGGTTTACAGCCTTCTGGAAAATATGCTACAGCTGAGGATAATTCCCTTAAAGGAAATGTTCTTTTGATGTATTACTGGATTTGCATGATGTGCAAAGAAGGTGAACACCACCCAGCTAACGCAGTGACCGTGTACAAACCCAGCGATTTCTGGGATTATCTTCATCCACAAGTATATGGAGATGATATGTTGACAGGCGTTAAAGATGACGTCATTGATATAATCAACAATTGTACTTATCAAAAATTTTGTCGTGTCTTTTATGGCATGGACTATACCGATGCTCAGAAAAGTAGAGATATGCAGCCTTACCTTTCATGGCCACAAACTTCGTTTTTAAAACGAAATTTTGTTTATCGCCAAGATTTAGGACATTGGGTTGCACCAATTGATGTGGAATCTATTATGAAATCCATATCTTATCTACTACCTTCTAAAAGTGTTTCACCTGAAGTCCAGGTGCTACAGGCAACTGGTTCAGCTTTGAGAGAATTGTTTTTCCATCATGATGAACACACTTTTATGAAAAAGAGAGCACAACTTGCTGAGCTTTTTGCTCGCAAGTATGGTTTTGAGACTGATGCTATTTTGGAAACATATCCAACATTCTTTCAGCTGCGAAGCCAAATTTACCCTAAGGATAAGTTGTAATATACTCAACCGTAACTCGAATTTAGTAAGAGCCGGTTTAGAGGAAAACTTATCAGCAGAGGAGATTCTATTTAGAATTTACAGACATGAGCCTCTATAAATAAAAACAAGTCAGCTAATCAAATGTCAGCGGACAAAGATTTCCTTTACTTTGGTTGTATGTTGTACATACTATTTACCGTGAAGTTCCAAGAAAGGACCTGAAACTAAACAAGGAGACGCACCAAAGACTGCGCCAAAGGTTGACCAGAACCAAATAACAACTGGACCTACTGAGGAGGATACCTCAAACCTCACTTCCAAGGCCTCTCGCCGCGCAAAACATAAATTGTTTGCTGAGCGGAGAGCCCGACGCATTGCTCGAGATCTCGTAGAGATTCCCGATTTTATGAGTGCTATGACATTGGAGGAGTTAGAATACAGAACTGATCTGAAATATACTCCTAATACAATGAAAGCATACAGGCAATGTTACCGGTTAAAATCTTCTAAATTAAAACAGAAGGAAACCGAAAAACTACTTACGCGGCGACAGAAAATGCGCCAAGCGATTAAAGAGGGTAGAACTCGTCGATTTGGTTATGATAAAGGAACAAAAATCCAAAAACATAACAATTTTGCGAAAGAAAGAGAAAATAGAGATTTTATAACTCAATTCACTGCCCAATCAAAAGTAGTTAAAAACGTACGCTACGTTACCTTTGCGGACCAGGATCCATTACAACCCTGGGACCTATGCACATATTATTGTGATGTATATGGTAATGAAGCAGAAGGAGAGATTGTTACACAGTCCTCCCACGGAGAGATGAGCATTGACGAATCAACTATGTCAATGGATCGTGTTAATGTGCAGGAGATTGCTCCTTCACATACTACCACTGCCTCCGGTGAGAACGACCAAGGCGTCGATGTTGGTGGAGCTACTAAAGCTCCTTTATCCACTTTTTTCGAACGTCCAATTAGTATTTTTGATACTGCATGGATTCCTGGACAAGATATTTACACTATTGTAAATCCCTGGGACCTTTGGTCAAAAGACCCGACTATTCGGGCCAAGTTGTCTAACTATGCCTATTTTAAAGGCAAATGCCACTTACGTGTTTCAGTAACTGGTACACCATTTCACTATGGAAGGATTATGATTTCTTATCAACCTTTCCGTTTAGCTAATGATAACTTGTGGGTCTATGAAGATCTTTATACTTCTGGTGATCCTGGACCACTCTCAGAATCCTGTTATTTAACTTATTTATCACAGGCTCCTGGAGTTGTCTACTTAGATGTAAAAGAGAATGAACCTACAGAAATGGTTCTTCCCTTTATGTTTCCAAAAACTAGAGCTCGTCTGTTCAATTATGACGCAGACGCACTAGCAGCTACAGAATCTTATTCAGATTTAGCAGAACTTGGAAGTATTTACATCAAAAGTGTTAACCCAATTGCTGTTGCAAATGAAGATTATAATTCTTCTGTTAGTGTTAACATTTATGCGTGGATGACGGATGTCGAGCTCGGGACCATTACTGGTACTGATGCTACTATCGTTCCGCAAACCCACATTGTTACTCAATCTAAACCTCGTAATCGGAAAAAGACCGTTGAGAGGAAGGCTGAGAACATTATTGAGGAAGCCACTGAAATTGAAGAATCAACTTCAGATGAGCCTGTCTCAAAAGAAGATTGGTATGCTAAGAAAACATCCGGCAAACCACTCTATGACTCAGGACAATCCTGGGGTCAGCGAATATCTGGAGCTGTTGAGAAAGCCGGTACCTATGATGAATCATCGGAACCAGGCCCAGTCGCCACAATTGCCTCTGCTGTTGCAAAGGTTGGAGACACTCTCGCAGACATTCCAGTTATTGGAGGATTTGCAAAAGCAACCTCCACAGTCGCTAAAGGCGTCGGCAAAGTTGCTAGTTGGTTTGGATTTTCCAAGCCTCTTGTCCTTGATAAACAAATGTTTGTTAGGAATGTTACTTATCTTAATGATTCAGTACTTGCTTCAGCCGATACCGCTAAAAAGGTAGCAGCAGACTCTAAACAAGAGTTAGCACTGCGCCTTGACTTGGGAGGTATTGAACAGGACCAAATGGCAATCAATACTATCACTGCACGAGAATCTTATCTCGCTACTGCAGTGTGGTCATCAGCCGATACGGCTTTAGTGACTTCCCTTTATCGTATTGCGGTTACACCTAGACTTTTTAATAAAGTAGATTTACCCGGTACGAAAACCCTCCTTCAACCTACTGCTGTTGCATTTGCATGCCAGCCTTTTAGATATTGGAGAGGGTCAATGACTTATAGAGTAGAGTTCGTTTGTAGCAAATTCCATAGAGGAAAAGCTATAATTAGATACGAACCTAATTCAAGTCAATCAACACTTATTTCATCTGCATCTGCTAAATTAAATCAACATAATACGTTGATAGTAGATTTGCAAGAGACACAATGTGTTGATGTTACTGTAGGATGGACTCATGATAGAGCCTTCTGTAGATATGGTGACATAGACAATAACGATACACAAGCGTTACGTCATGGCACCACTCTTGATGTCGAACAATTTGACATCGAAGAGAACATTGGATGGATCGATATTCGACCATTTAATGAATTGGTTCAACCAACTGATGATTCTAATGTACCTATTAATATATATGTACGTAGTAATGATATGTCAGTGGCTGTTCCAACCTCAAATTTATTGACTACTCCACGTAGAGTTAATTTTACAGAGTCAAATGTTAATACAACATCGATAAATTTGAATAAGGTTGAGACGAACGAAGAAAATGTTTTCCTTGACCATTTTGGAGAGAAAATCATATCTTTCCGATCGCTCTTAAAGCGATATCAAACCTTTCATCACCATATTGATACAGCAGGATCTGGTGGAAAACGTAGGTGGTATACAAATGTTAATATGTATAACACACCTAAAAATTCTTTCACTAAAAATGCTCCTGCTTCTTACCAAGATGCCAACGGAAGAGTCAATTTATTTGATTATCTCCGATATGGCTACATGGGAATCAGAGGTGGTATGCGTCAACGATATAAATTAATCGGTAACGTTCAATACCAACCTGGTGATTGCGTCTCAAGTCGCGTTGTTCAAGGATTCTATGATTATTATAATCCTGATTTCGCAGACTCAGCGTTGAATTCGTCAAATATGCCGATCACGCACTATTTAGACGCTAATGTCACAACAGTACCTTCTATCGAAGGAGCTGTTGAGATAGATATCCCCAATTACAGTTTAAATCTGTTTAAATTTGCTTTTACAGCAGATTTTGGGGATGGTGCTTACGGCGAGACATTTCTCGATTCCGATAACACCATTGTGTCCACTGAATTTCAAGCCAGTGCCACATCAAACGGTGCCGTAGGACTCCAAATTGAGTCTGCCACCGCTGAGGATTTCTCCTTTCTTCGTTTTCAAGGAGCGCCTCTGTATGCAGAAACAACTGAGGTTGTATTCTCCATACCTTTAGAAACTCCTGAATGGGATACACTTTCAGTGAATGCCGTTGATCTTAGTGCTCTTTTGTCACTTTCATCTTTTCAGGAATACGTCTTGACCTTTATTGTAGGTAGCACAGGTAATCTGTCTGCGTACTTTGTTCAACTAGTAGCTTTGTCAATTATTGACGAAGAAAATTTTTCATTACTAACAGGAGCTTATGGTTCCCACAATTAGTCATGTTCTCGAATCAGTACGATTTCAATTTACTTGTTGCATCTACGGTCAAGATGTTCGCTCTCTGCCTAGGCAAGAGAGTCAAAGAAAACGAAAATCTATCCCCAAAGATGGAGATAGTAGCGGGTGAGCGCTATATTAAATGCCACGCGAACAACCAACCCGAACTAGATTATTTCTAGTTTTTAGGTATAAGAACTACATTGTTTTTTTTCTACGCCGGGTTGGACCCGTCGTACGACGATTTTTTGTTTGTAGTTTCTCACACCTTTAAGAGTTGGGAGTCCGTTTGGATCTCATTTTCCC